CTCTATATGTCCCCTCACGAGAATAACCACCCCCCATAGCCACGACTGAACACCGTTCACCGTCAACAAAAACAACACAACTCAAAGCAACAAAAAACCCCGCAAAACCGGGCTACGATCTTGCGGGGTTAGTGGGTGTATGGTAATATGGCTGTAGCAGGTAAACCAGTTAGGAAAGGACGAAATGAGAAAACCCAATTACAAACCATTGCACGCCGGGCGAGTCTTGCGCGAGTTCGCTAAATGCTTCAGTGATAAGAAGCTGCGCACGCGTTATCCTTACGCGATGATCTGTGAGGATGCGATCGTCGCAACAGACGGCTACGTTATTCTCAAATACGTCCATCACATGCCGATCATCAACGGTGCGACATATGTAAAGCTGGAACATGCTGCGCAATTCTCAGCTAAAGACGATCTAATCCACGATGGCGAGTATTTGAAAGGTACGGCAAGCGGTTTGCTTATTCCGGCGACGATTGAGCCGGTGAAGCTGTTTGATTCTGTTAGATCGCTGTTCAGCCGCGAACGTTTGCGGTTCGTCAACAATCCCGAGCCGGTGAGCGATTTTTGCGTAACGTCATCGCTGCTTTTCAACGCTATAGGCGCGTTCGATCGGCTCGGTTTCAAATCTGTCCATCTTCTTTTCGATAGCGCCGAACGCGCTATGGGTATCGGATCGTTCAAGCGATTGTATTTGAAAGGTTCCACGATCTATACTTATCTAAATGCCGTCGTGAACTGTAGAAAGGACAACTAACGCCCTACGATTACACAGACTGGCGCGAGCTAACGCCGGATGATTACTGCATCAAAGACGGGCGGATGCAGCCTGGTTGTGAATTCTATATTCCTGCCAACGGCAATCGAACACGCCAGCTCAAATCGCGCCCGATCTATTGGCTTCCGATCAAAGGAGGAATGAAGTGCGAGGAATAGACATTTCCAACCATCAGGGCAGCGCCGGTTTCAAGATCAGCAATCACCTATCGCAAATCGATTTTTGCATCTGCAAAGCTACCGAGGGAACCGGGTTCGTGGATGCTTACTGCGACGTGTTCGTTCAGACGCTGATCAGCGCGGGCAAGCCGTGGGGTTTCTATCATTTCGCCGGAACCGGCGATCCCGTGAGCGAAGCCGAGTATTTCCACCGTAACACGTCGAACTATTTCTGGCATGGCGTCCCGGTCCTGGATTGGGAGGGTGATCAATCCGTCGATTGGGTGAACAGCTTCACCGCCCGTATCTACGAGCTGACGGGCGTCCATCCCTGGATATACGGCAATCCCTGGAGATTCAACCAAGGTGGCGTCGATCAGAACTGCATGCGCTGGATTGCATCGTATCCGAACGTCATCAGCCCGCCGCTCGATTACGACCTTCCCGACACGCCGGAGACCGACGGGCTTGTGGGAGCTTGGCAATTCTGTTCGGATGGACGTTTACCGGGCTATTCGGGCAACCTTGATTTCAACGTGTTTTACGGCGATGCTGACGCTTGGCATCGTTACGTGGTTGGGGATAACGCATCGAAGCCGAGCGAACCGGACGAACCGAAAAGCACCGTTTTCGAAAACGCGGAAATGAGAGTGGAAGTGACGTTGAAATGAACGAAACCAAACCGAATTTGCATCAAATCATAATCGCCATTCTATTGCCGATCCTCGGCAGTTTGGAAAGCGTTGATTGGAGCTGGTTCGCATGCTAGTTAGGAACTGCGATAGATGCGGGCGCGTCATCGAGGAAGGAAGCTATTACGATACGCTGGAGGAGCTTCTAAACTGGCGCGCGTTCAATCTGGAACGGAAATATTAAGGGGAAACATGGCAAACCATAAATATGTCGTTCGCAAGGTCAGCAAGATGCCCGACGCGTTCGCCCCGTTCTACGAGTATGCGGTATATAGCGCGATCCAAGGGCCGGGCGGGCTGGCCGAATCCCTCATCGAAGCGGGATGGTACATCATAGAGCGCACGCGTTCGCACATCTTCGCCTATCGCGAACCGGGCGATTACGCGCTTTACAGTTGGCGAAAATACTATTAGGAGGTGCTATCATGCGTGTCAGCGAAGTTATAACTGCTATGGAAGGAGCGTTCGAAATGGGAGATTGCTGGTATCTGTTCGTCACCCCGCTCGTGTTCAATGTGCTCGACATTATCACGGGGTTTACCGCTGCCGTCGCTAATCAGTCGGTTAGCAGTTCTGCTATGCGCGAGGGTCTATTCCACAAATTGGGCTTTATTTTCGCGCTTATCCTAGCTGCGTTGCTCCAGTATGCAAGCGGGCTGCTCGATCTCGGCGTGGAGATACCTACGCTTGGAACGGTGGCCGTGTTCATCGTGCTGACCGAAGCCGTATCGATCCTAGAGAATATCGCGGATATGAGTCCCGCCTTGGCAAACAACGGTTTTTTCAAGATCTTTGAAAGCGTTATCCATAGCAGCGAAAAAGACTGAATTCGTCTCTTGCGCAACACGCGCAATCTATAGTAGCATTATCCGTGCATCGCGATGCAGCGTAATGGCAGAGTTCGGATTCGAGTGCTAAACAAATCAGAAACCGGACACGAGGAAAGGCAGGAAAAGACGAAGAAACGAGACGTGAACCCCGCCAACATCATAGGCGGGAAATCGATTGGGCGGACAATGTTCCTCACGTTCTGCACGGGCGTGCGCTTCGATGAGCGAAGCGGCGAGCTTTCGAACGACGAGTGGGTTATCGCCGGGCGCTGCGACCGCGCGAATGCGCAGAAGCGTCTTCGGCAGCTGTTCGGCGATAATTCCATCGTCGTTACCGAAACCGAGCAGGTGAGCGACTACTATTCCGTTCCGTTCGACGAATTCATCACCATGGCACTTAACAGAAAGCACGACTAGGAAAGGAAACACCATGACCGAGAACATCACCGCCATTACCGCAGCCGACGAAACCGCCATCGACTTCGCCCCCGTGCAGGGTTTCATCAACACGTGCGACCTTGACACGCTGGACGGCAAGATGCGCAGCGCCAACGCCATCAATAGCGCTGTCAGCCTTAACGATCACGTCGGCGAGGTTCTGCGCATCGTGGACGTTATCACCATGCCGGGCGTGCGCAAGGGGCGCAACGGGCAGGCCGATACCCCTTGCCAGAATACGTATTTGATCGACGCCGACGGCATCACCTATTTCTCGCAGTCCGACGGCGTGAAACGTTCAATCAACACCACGCTTAGCATCTTCAAGAAGTGCGACGCTGGCAAAGGCTACTTGCCGCTCGCCTGCAAGTCGGACGTCCTTCCGAACGGCAACACGATCAAAACGCTTGTCTTGGTCGATGATGTGGACGATGTGCTGTAGAATAGCGCCATCGTCCTAAACGCGAAGCGCCCCGCCGAAGGGAACACGGCGGGGCGCTTCACGTACAAGAGGAAAAACAATGTACTTCGAACATTGAATTGGGGTGAGTGTACCATGCCCAAGGTCACAAGTAAAGCAAAAAGCGGACCTAAGCAATCGCGGCGAAGCGCCGCGAAACAGCAGTCCGACCAGCTGCGCAACATCCGGCGCAGATACGAACGTGCAGCTGCACGTTACGAGCGTCAAGCGGAGAGCGCGAGCGGGCGCGAGCGGCGCGAGCTGCTGAAAGCCGCATCGAACCTGCGCGAGCAAGCGCGGCAGTATTATGTTAAGAACATCACCATATCGGATCGCGGCAGCTCGAAGTATAGAGCTGACATTTCTCGAGGGATTCAGCGCGGTTATCAGCCCAGTCTGGAGCAGCTCGCCGGAGCCGCGCAGACCGCCGACGAGAACCGCGGGCGTCTTATTAAAAACGTGCTTAACTCAAGCACCGGGGATTCCTTTTACGCCGCGACCATCCAGCTTTGGCGCGGTACCGATTACGCGAGCCGAAACGAAACCATCGTCGCGGAATTCCAAAAGCGGCGCCCCGATCTGGAAGTGAACGACGTTTTGGACGTGCTCGACTATTTTTCCAAGGCGTCGGGAATCGACTATCTATCGCCCGAGCCGGACGAGGAAGCGGGCATCGATGAGCGCTACCGCGTGAAAGCCCGCATCGGCGCGGCTATCGTCCAAGAGCAGCTCTTGCAATGAGGCGCAAAGACGAACGCCCTTGGCGTATCGTCGCGGCGCTGGACACCGAGACCACCAACGTGGATGACGGATTCGGGAACGTCTCGGCGTTCACCGCTCTGTACCAGATCGGGCATCTGCATGCGCCGATCGAGGACGTTACGCCAGGCAACGTGCGCGACGTGTGCACCGTAGGGCTTTTCCGCGATGATGACAGCGCATGGCGCGAGGTTCTCAGCATCGCCAGCGAGCACGCACACGAGTGCGTGCCCGTCGTGTGCGTCCACAACCTCGGTTTCGACATGCACGCCGTGGCTTCCAAGCTTCTTGGCTTCCAAGAGCGCGGGAGCGTGCGCGTGCTCGCCAAGACGCCGCAAAAGCCTATCAGCATCGCGCTCAAGTCTGATGATCGGACGGTTCTCGTCATATGGGATACGCTGCTGTTCTCCGGTATGGGCCTCGCCAAGATGGGTGAGGCATGCGCCTTCGAAAAAGGCATCGGGGAATGGGATTACGAGCTGATACGCGCCCCGCAAACCGCCCTGACCGATGACGAGGAGGATTACGCCAAGCGCGACATATGGGCGCTTTTCTGCTGGCTTGCGTGGTACTTGAGAACGAACCCCATCATCCAGCCCGACGATCTGGGGCGCTTCGCTTGCACTAAAACGGGCGCGGTGCGCGTCAAGCGCCGCAGGCTGCTGGAGGAATTGAAGGGCGTCGGATCGAAAAAGACCGTCGGCGAGCATTGGCACGCGAATAACGAGCGCGAAAAGCTCGATGATGACGATATGCTGTTCACCGTGCAGGCATGCACACGCGGGGGCTTCACGTTCTGCGCATCGGCACACGCGGGGGCGGTGTTCACCAACGTCCACGCGTTCGACGCGAAAAGCCAGCATCCAGCGCAAATGGTTTCGCGCATGTACCCGGTCGGGTTCACGTCGGCGCCGCGCGAGGTTCTGGAAGCCGACGCCCGCGCCGTGCTCGCCGTCACGCCCGAGCGCATCGTGGATAAGTGGGCCTGCCCGTTTCCTGTGGCGTTCTGCGCCCGTTTCGACTTTTTGAATCTGCGCCCGAAGCGCGGAAGCCTTTACGAGCGGCACGGCATCCACCCGCTAGCCTATGCTCGCATCAAGCATGCGAAGCACCGCGAGGGGCGCGACGATGAGGCCGACGCGCAGCGCGAAGCGCAGGGATATGCCGATCAGGCTCCGGAAGGATGCGAACACGCTTTCGGGAAAGTGATAAGCGCCCCGGCAATCACGCTTTATCTGACGGAACTGGGATTATGGGAAGTCGGGCAGGCCTACGAATGGGACGCCATGCACGCGGTGGACGGATACGAAACGGCGCGTTTCGTGCGCCCATCAGATATGAGCATTCTTTCGGTTCTGGAGTTTTACAAGAGGAAAGACGCTATAAAGCATATCCGCCAACTATGGTGTTCGGGCGCGGTGGACGATGCGGCGGGCGCGTGCGATGGCGTGCTGCCCGATTACATCGCATCGGACATGCACGAAGGCGTTGACGTTTCCGACGATCTGGAAAGCTACTATATGGGCAGCAAGGCCGATTTGAACGGCCTTTTCGGGATCGAAGCGACCAACGAGGCTAAGCGCGATATGGTGCTCGACGAAAACGGTATCGAGTACACCGGATGCGAGGGCGCGGCGAACTTGCCTAAGGCCGCGAAAGCGTGGTATCAGTTCGGACAACGCATCGTCGGATGGAGCCGCATCGCACAGCATCTCGTTATGCAAGGATTGGAGCCGCATTGCACCGCCATCATCAACGGCGATACCGACAGCATGAAAGTAGCCGGCCTAGACCGGAAAGCGGCGCGGGCGTTCCTGGATCGTTTCGGGCATGCCGTCGATACGGGAAAGCATGAGACGATGGCACGCGTGCGTCGCGCGTTTCCAGATCGGTTCGATGAGCTGGAGGGGATCGGGCACTACGAGCTTGAGGCGGTGTATCCCGAGTTCTACAGCGCATGGAACAAAAGCTATTGCGTGCGTGACGAGGCGGGGCGCTACCATATCACGCTCGCGGGCGTCCCGTCGGGCAAGCGCTCGCCTGGGGAACATGACAGCCTGGAGGACTTCGCGGAGGCTTTGCATGAGCGTATGGGCGATTTCCAGGCGGTGTGCGGCTGCATCCTCGGATACAACACGACGATTTCAGCGGATATAACGAAGCTGCGCCAGCGCTCCATACCGCATTTCTCGAGCAGATGGCGCGGCACGGTGCGGGATTGGCGCGGCGGTACGTACGAGGTCGATGCGCCCGCGGCGGTCGGGCTGGCACCGCTCGCCAAGACGATAGGCGGGACGGGCAACCCGGACAACTTGCGCAACGCCTTGTATACTGGAGAAAATAATCCGCATCTGATGACGGAAAGCCATCTATTGTATTGGGGAAAGGACGGTGCGGCATGTGTGCAGCGGGATATGCGAGGCCGAGGCCTAGAAAGCTGATCAGGCGCAAGCATGAATGGGATGAGGAGGTCTTCAAGCCGATAGATTGGAAAAAGGAGCATAGCTTCACTGATGTACGCCTGTTCGTGGAGCTTGGCGGGCGCAGCACGGGCAAGACGTTCGGGCTTCGCCTGGAGAATATCGAAGAGTATTGGAAATACGGTCGGCGATTCTGCGAGATCGTGCGCAACAAAACCGAGCTCGCGCAGTTCCAGCAGGGCTATTTCGAGAAGATCGACCGCCAGCGGGAGTTTCCCGAACTGATGTACAAGGTGGAAGCAAACCGCGCCTATATAGCGAAGATTCCGAAAGAGGACGAGGAACCGCAATGGGAGCTTGCCGGGTATTTCGTCGCATTGTCCTCAGAGCAGGACACCAAGAAAATGAGTTTCGACGGCGTTATTAACTTCACGTATGACGAAGCCGTCATCGACCGCGTTAACAACCCGCGCAAGAAGTACCTTCCCGATGAGTATAGCTCGATCATGGGCGTTATGAACACCGTGCTTCGCGAGGTTCCGGGCCAGCCCAAGCGGGCGCGGCTGCATCTTCTGGGCAACACCTGCGACCTCACCTGCGGGCTGTTCCGCTCCATCGGCGTGAAAAAAGTGCCGCGCATGGGGCGCACGTTCTACGGAAAAGACCGTCGGGCGATGATCATGCGCTGGCCCAACAAGTACGCCGATAACTTCCGCGAGCAAACCACGGTCGGGCAGCTTATGGGGTTGTCGGAGGATGCCGCGCGTGATTCTGGCGTTTTCTTCGATAACGAGTTCGCGGGCGAGTTTTCGCCTGAGGTGGCGCCCAAACCGAGCAGGGCGCGGCATATGTATACAATCGTTTTCGGCGAGGTTTTCGGCATCTGGTACGACCTCAAAGCCGGGTTGGTGTACGTGTCGTCGAAAGCGCCGGACGACGGCAAGCCGGTGTTCGCCATGCTCAGACGCGACGCGACCATCGATTACACCATCCTTCGCCGCTCGAGCGAGGTAATCAAGACCCTTGCGAGCGTGGAGAGAAGCAAGCTATTGCGCTACGAAAGCGCCGTTCTCGCGGCGCATTTCGGCGAATTTTTGACGTATATAGGCGTGCGCTAGTATAATCCGCATCAGTCCCGCATAGCCCGATCGGCCGACGCGGGAGCGGCATCCGAAGCGCGAGGGCGCTACCGCAGCCCGTGGCCGCTGGGGACAGCTGGGCGGCCGACGCATGCGAGGGCAACCGAGGCGGGGCGCGTATCAGCGCCCCGCACACTACTAGGAAAGGACGAAAACCATGTACGGACAGGACAACACCACTACAGGGACGCCGCAGCCGTCGGCCCCGCAACCTTATCTTCACGATCAGCCCGCCGTCTATCCGATGGCGCAGCAGAGCTATATGCCGATTCCGCCCGTCCCCGCTCCGCAGCCTAGCCAACCTGACGGCATGGCGCAGCAGGGACAGCAGACGCCCGCCGATAACGGCGCTGGCGAGCAGGGCGGGCAGGTTCCGGAGCCTGGAGCGGCGGAGGCGTCTGCTTCGCAGCCTACGGGAGATGGCAGCGTGGATACCGCGTTTTTGCAACAGCAGATCGCCGCATTGCAGCAGCAGAACGCCGCGTATCAGCAGCAGATAGCCGCGATGGTGGCACGCGGGCAGGTGTACGGCTCGACGCCGCAACAGCCTACCGCACCTGCGCAGTACACACCGTATCCGCAGCAGGTGGCACCCGGCGAGGGATACACCCGCTTGGCTGATCTCGATTTTCGACCTAATAAAGAGTAAAGGAGGGTGGGAGCATGGCACAGACCAACTCCACTATTCTCACTCACGCGTATCTGGAGGGAACAACTGACTTCCAGCAGCGCGTGAGCAATCCGACGCAAGCGGGATACGCCCGCTCCGTCGCAGACCTCGAAGCGCCCATGAACGGCGATATCTGGAATCATTTCGCCAACACGCTGAACAACACGATCGGCCAGTCGCTCATCTCGTCCGAGCGTTGGTACAACCCTTACGAGCGCATGCGCCTTGCAAACCTGCGCTACGGCAACAGCATCCGCACGATCATGGTGAACTGGCTCAAGCAGCACGCCTACGGCGATACGTCTAAAGACCTGCTCGACGTGAACAAGCCGGAGTTCGTCCAGTGGTTCTATTCCGTGAACTACGAGGAGAAGATCCCGTGGGACATGAACCGTCCGGAGCTTCTGCGCGCCATGCACGAGGGCCCCGACAGCATGGGCATCAACGATCTTTACTATGCCACGGCCGTTTCGGCGCTGAACAGCGACAGCTACAGCATCTACCAGACGTGCAACCAGTGCTTCTATTCCGCTGACGAGAATTGGGACGGCGGTCTGTTCCGCATCAAGGTCGATGCGGGGACGAGCAAGAAAGACCTCGCAATGAACCTGCTCGAGGCCGTCCGCGGCATGATCTACAAGCTCGCGTTCCCGTCGCAGCTTTACAATCATGTTGACGTGCCCGTGTTCGCCAATACCGGCACCAACGGCAGCGATTACAACGAGCTTATGATGTTCACCGACGCGGAGACGATGGCTGCCATCGAGGTTCGCGCGTATGCGGAGCTGTTCAACGTAACCGAGGCGGAAATGCGCACCCGCAACATGATATTGCCTGAGATGCCTCTTGTGGGAGGCGGTGTGCTCGGCGCTCTGACGACCGACGCGTTCATCCATTGGCATGACACCGTATACGGCATCTTCCCGTTCTTCAACCCCGATACGCTCAATGACAAGTTCATTCTGCATCATCAGGCCGTCGTCGCCCCGAATCCCGGCGTGCCCGTCGTGGTGTTCGATCAGAACGGCATGACGATTACGCCTGTTGTGAAGATGACTGCGTCGAGCATCGCGCTTGATCCCGAGAGCACTACCGTGTCACCGGGCGGCACCGTCGACCTCAATCCCGAGCTGAAAGGCACCGTCGACGAGAATGACGGCGCTATCGGCATCCTTCCCGATAGCGCGACGTATTCCGTCACCGTCGATGAGGGAACGCTCAACAGCCGTACATATGTTGACCGCTTCGGAACGCTGCATGTGCAGAAAACCGGGCTTTCCGACGGCGCGCAGCTGACCGTTACCGCAACGGCGACCTATATCAATCCGTCGAAGCAGGAAAACAAGCTGAGCACGACCACGCAGATCACCGTCGAAGAGCCTGACAATCCGGCTGGAACGTACACGGTCGATTACGTCCTGGCGGGCGATACCACCTACGGCATCCCTGCCGACGCGCCCGCACCTGATGCGGTGATCGCCGATGCGGGCGTCACCGTTGATCTTGCCGCGCCGCTTGAGACCGCATGGACGACGAGCGACGGCACCGAGGACGGCACGGCGGGGACGTGGACGTTCACCGGATGGAGCACGTCCGACACGTATGCGCCGACCGTCACGCAGGTTGCGAACATCGCGGCCGATACGAAGATCTACGGCAAGTGGGCTTTTGCCGCAAGCTAGGATAGAGCGCGCATAGCGTGATAGAATGGGGCGGGAAACCGCCCCATTCTTTTTTCGTCTTTTCCTGCCGAGCGGGGCGGTTTTCCACAATTTGTTAAAAGGGCGGTGGATAAGATGGCGCGTTTTCCCCATATCGAGCAGTCGGGAAGCTTTCCCGGCGTTTCCAACGTCAACGTTTGGAAATACGAAAACGAAATGGACTATTCCCGGTTCGACACCGAGCAGATGCGGATCACCGTATGCGCCGTGCCGTGGGACTTGGGCGAGGCGCACGTCGGGCAGCGCGTCATCGAAGGCGTTGGCAACGTGGTCGATTTCGGCAGCGAGAGCGCCCGCGATGCGTGGTTCGACGCGCTGGAAGAGGGCAACGGATGCCGACGCTTTCAAACGAAATACCGCCGCTTTCACTCTACGGACGTCATCCAAGTTCCCATTCCGGCAACATCGCTCGGCGAGTTCAATTATATTGAAGTCAAGTATTATCCCGAACCAGGCATCGGCGATGATCTGGACAACACGTCGGACGACCCCATAGATCGTTGGTATTATTTCATTCGAAAGATAAACCGCCGCGCGAGCAACACCAGCGAATGTGAGATCATGCTCGACACATGGCAAACGTGCCTTTACCGCATCGACATTCCATATATGTTCTTGCAGCGCGGGCATTGGGCCGTGGCTAATAGCGACGTTGACGCCTATCTTTCAAACCCCGCGAATAATAGCGAGTACCTGCTCACGCCGGATGTATCGTTCGGCGATATAAGCCGCGTGGTGAAAACGAGCGCGGCGGTGCTCAACGATGACGTTATGGCGTGCTTCGTGACGACGGGCGATGTGAGCGCGTCGGCAACGTGGGGCAGCATCGGCGGGGCAGATTGGCAGGCCCCGGCGAGCTATAGCGCACTCATCCAGGGAGCTACGGGGCCTAGCGCGTTCTGCATCGAACCGGAAAACCTCGGTTCGTTCCTGAATGCGATAGAGAGCAAGTATCCGCAGTTCGCGCAGACGGTGCAGGGCGTTTTCTTCGCACCGCGAAAACTGCTTTCACTCGGCTCGCCCTTCCATTTCTTCGGAGTTGCGGCATATATCCTAAATCCGCAGAAGGCGGTTATCGATTTGCTCGAGCTGACGAAAACGGCGTTCGGCTATGCCGAGGACTACGCCGACTTGGCGAAGCTGTACACCTATCCCTATGCGGCCATCGACCTCTACACCGAAGCCGGGGACACTGTGCGCGTTAACATCGAGGACACGACGGGAGCGCTATCGATCACCGCCGCGCTCCAGGTGACCTACCCGTGGATCACAGTCGATGCGCATTACAACGGCTTGGGCGGTTCGGGCGGCTCTGGATCGATCACGTTCTACAATGCGCAGCAGCACGCCATGAGCTACGGGGGCATGTGGTACCAGAAGCTGATGCGTTGGGATATCCCCGTCTACGGCGTGGTGCAGTCGGCGGGAACCGCCAATTTCTCGACGTATTGGGATAGGCAGCAGACGCTAACCGCGGCAGCCAACGCGCAGGACAGCGAGGAAGCGAGCGCCAATCTGACCGTCACCAATGCGGCGGTTCAGACGGGCGCCAACGGCGCGATAAACGCGCGAAGCAATCAGGCCGCTATCACTGATACGAGCTATGGCAACGGGCTGAATCAGGCGCTGCAGGCGTGGAACGCCGGATACACGCGCGACACCACGGCAGCGGAGATAGAGGGCGAGCAGCTGCAGGCGGCAGTCGGAGCGGCTGCTGGCGTGGTCGGCAGCGCCGCATCGGGGGCCATGTCGGGCGGCCCGATAGGAGCGCTGGGCGGGCTGATAAGCGGCGCCATTTCCGGCGGAGCGTCGATGGCCAATACCGCGATTGCGGCGAACCTGGCTTCGAGTAAAGCCGAGTTGACCATCGGCAACACGCAAGCGCAGGTAAGCGAGACGAACAACAACAATAGCGACAAGGTTGCCAACCAGACGAGCGCCAACACCAACAACACCGCTACCACCAACAGAGCCGCTACTTCCGTAGCATCCAACAGCGCGGCGGTAGGCGTTGCCAATGCGGCGCGCGGATATGCGACGCAATCGAGCGCTGTTGCCAATCAGCAGAAACAGGCGAAACTCGGCGCGCCGAATCTTTACGGATCGCCCGCAAACGGCCAGACCGCGACCACGCGCCCCATGGCAGCGTTCACGTCGGTGGTGACGCAATCGCCCGCCGCTATAGCGCAGGCGGGGGATGCGTTCCTGAGATACGGATACCGCCTTGAGCGGGCTATCAATTTTTCCGGATTCAACGTGATGCCCAAATTCTCATTCTGGCAATGTTCCGATATGTGGCTCAGATCATCGTCAGTGCCTGATGCGTATCTCGACCAGATACGCATGCTATTATTCGGGGGCGTGACGGTGTGGAGAAGCCCTGGCGATATCGGAAACACCGCGATAACCGATAACAAGGAGGGATGACATGGCGAGGACTGCGCAAGAAATATTGGATAGGAAAATCCCGCTATCTGAATGCAGCGAGGAAGAACTTAATGCCGTGGTCGAATACAAAGCCGCGATATTGTCGCGCGATAGCGAGTACAGCGAGAAGCTGGCGGATCATGAAGCTGTCATGGCTGCGGTGGCTGCCCGGTTCGGCGCAGTTGCCGACAAGTGCGAAGCGGAGCTAGCCGCACATGCCACGGACGCTGCGGCACGGCTCGACGCAGCGTGCAAATACGCAAAGGAGGTGAGGGAATGAGCAGGAAACGAGGAGGGCGCGGAAGCGGCAAGAAGCGCAAGCAAGCGCAGATCGGCGCACCCGTGCAGGATGCGGCGCTCAGCGCGAACATCGTAGATCAACAGGAGTACTTGAACTGGATTCTCGATCTATGCCTGTTGCGTTATGAGTGGACGGGTTTGCCGGATACCTGCAGCGAGCGTTTTCTGGAGACCTCGCTGGCGACGACCGGGAGCGCTACGCTCGCGTTCGAGATGGAAACGCCTAATCTGGTTATGAGCTTGAAAGCTGGGGCGTACTCTCAATACAACGCGTACAATGACCCGGTTCTGTGGTGGGCCATGGGCATGGGGACGAGCGAACGGAAGTTTTTCGAGGTGCAACGCGGCGTGAACGGCGTTTTCATTTGGGACAGGTATTCGCGGCTGTGCTTCTGGCCCAAGCTGACGCGGCTCGCGGCGAAGCTGACGCGCTATTCCCGCGCTGAGGACGTGAACCTCTTCCAACAGTTGACGCCCTACATACTTGCCGTGCCTGACGAGAAAGTGCTCGACGTTCAAACGGTGCTCGGCGCGATCGGCGTAGGACAGCCTGCGATAGTCGGCTACGAGGGCTTGGCTGACACGATCAGCAAGGGTATCAACGTTTTGCAGACGGGCGTTGAATGGAAAGGCGAGCAGTTCCAGCGCGGGGCGCTCGGCGTTTGGTCGGAGATTTTCCGGTTGATCGGCATCCCGCATGTCATGTTCGAGAAAACCGAGCGCATGAACACCGACGAAACGCAAACCGCCTACGCACCCGCGAGGATGATGCTCGATGACGGGTTGAAAGCCCGCAAGATCGCGTGTGAGGAATGGAATAGATCATACGGCGGAAATATCGACGTGCGCGTGAATCCGTTTGTCGAGGAGATGTACAAGGGAGGTGATAACGATGATGCAGGGGTTCGAGATGCCGGAGATCAGGCCTGAATGGCACGATAGCGTCACCGTAACGCTCGGCGAACTGATCGAGGGCGGTTGGTTCGATTGGGATTCCGATCAGTTCTCTTGGATAGCCTACGCGTACAGCCCGGAGCAGTACGGGCGCGTTTGCACGGCGTTCACCGATCGTTTCTATTATCGTGAGATATCCATGCTACCGCCTAAGAAGTGGGCTATGCGGTTGATGTACCGTATCCGGTATGAGATTTGCCCGATGTGCAACGAACTCTACAAGGCGCTTGACGGCGTTAACGTGCTTGCCGATAGCGATGAGTACGGCAAACGCCGTGATATCAGATCGGATTATCCAGAGACGCTGCTTTCTGGAAACAGCGACTATATCAGCACCGGAACGGATAACGAATATGAAACGGTGAAGCTCGGGCGTATTGTCGATACCGTCTACGATCTGGCAGAGAAGTGGCGAAGCGTCGATCAGATCTTTTTGGACAAATGCGCTATCATGTTCTCGGACGTGATAGCGCCCGTGGTGAACGACTACTAGGAGGTGGGTTTAATGGCTTGGAATCATCCGGCACCAGCGCCGCTCGCGCCGTTCGGGTGCTGGCCTTACACCATGGTCATCCCCAAGTTCTATTGGGATGCCGAAAGCCCGGAGCAGCGCGTCAAGTATCTTTGCATGCTCTACGATAAGCTGATGGCTTACGTCGATGCGCTCAAAGACAACGTGAACGTCGATTCTGAGGCTATTAAAGAGCTGCAGGAAGCGTTTCAAAAGTTCATGGAAAGCGGGTTCGATGATTATTACGCGGAGCAGGTGGCGATGTGGATAGCTGCGAATCTGCAAAAGATCATCGACGCTATGACGGCAAGCACTGTTTATTTCGGGCTTACCGATGACGGCTATTTCACGGCGTATTACCCGCTTTCGTGGAAAACGGTGCAGTTCGACACCATCGCGGATTACAGCTCGGACTATTACGGCTGCTTGGTTCTGCTCTACTAAGGAGGTTTAACGATGCCCAACACAAACGCTTTCACGCTGGACGAGATCAATCAGATTCTCGAGCAGCTCAATGCCCACCCAGGAGCACGCCTGCAATACATCGGTTCGCGTTACGTGCCGATTTTCGGACGAAAGGGCGAGGATTCGATCGAGTGGGACAATACCGGCACGTATGAGCCGCTGACCATCGTGCTCTATCAGGGCAGTAGCTACACTTCGCGGCAGTTCGTGCCTGTTGGGATTGAGATCACCAATCAGAAGTACTGGGCAAATACGGGTAATTACAACGCGCAGATAGAGCAGTATCGCCAAGAGGTTCACCAGCTATCCGAAGACGTGACTGAAGTGAAAGGCGATGTGGAGGCGAACACGTCCGCCATAGTTGATGAGCAAAAAGGACGCGAAAAGATGGACGCCATTATCAGAGCCGATGTAGCGTCTGTAAAGGAAACCGTCGCTGACAATCAAGAGCAGGTTGACAAGACATTCCCGGTCATGGAGGCCAAGATGGCATCTGCTACGGGTGGGTATGATGTATACGTCTGCACCGTAGACACGCCAGGAATCACCGAGAACGTTGACACGGTTCTGTATTTGAACAGAGTGACAAACATGTTCAACTTGAAGGCTGATCTTAGCATTACTGGCAGCCTTCCATCCAACACGGTGTTGATAAAAGGGCTTCCAAAGCCTGTGGCAACGGCAAATGTTCGTCTTATATTTGGCATAAACTACCCGGCATCAGGAAACTTCATTCTTAGCGGAGCTTCCATCAACGCAAACGGCGAATTGAGAACGAACGTTGCTCTTGCGGACGGATACAGGCTCATGTTCTCATTCCCCGTCGCAGCTCATAATTTTGGGAATGAATACGACGCTTATCCCCGAGTCCCATCTTCGACCGTATCCGCTGCGGTGAGCACCTTCAAGTCATACCAGGGAAAATACAGCTATTCCAACAACATTAAGAAAAGGCTTGATCCTTCTGGAAACGCCACCGATTGCAGCGGCGCGATAGCCATGGCGTTCAGGGAAAACGGCGTTGGCAATTTCCCGACTTACAGCGATTCCATATTCGGCCAAGGCCGTTTGGTGTCTTTCGCGCAAAAGGGCGAGACGCTTGACATTTCAGACATGCAAGCCGGGGACGTAATGGTATTCTCCCAGCACGGAGGTTTTGACAACTACCACGTCGCTCTGGCTGTTTCACCCACGGAGGTCTGGGAGCAGAATTCAGATTTTTACAATCATCCCGAATTGGAGAAGGGGCCGCAGCCAATCGACTTTGAAAATATGGGCGATTATGGTAAAGACACTTCGTTCAGAGCGCTTGTTAGGTTTGCGGGCTAGTTTGGTTGCCATGTTTCGTCCTTTCCTAACTGGTTTACCTGCTACAGCCATATTACCATACACCCACTAACCCCGCAAGATCGTAGCCCGGTTTTGCGGGGTTTTTTGTTGCTTTGAGTTGTGTTGTTTTTGTTGACGGTGAACGGTGTTCAGTCGTGGCTATGGGGGGTGGTTATTCTCGTGAGGGGACATATAGAG